TATTCCTAAAGCGGAAAAGACAGGGGAACCCGCCCGCCCTTTTCACTACTGGGGACTGTAGAACACCGCCAGGTTTCTGAACTTCCTGGGATCCAGGATAAGTTGGAAATTGAAGCGTACTACCGCCCCCAGATACAGACAGTCCTAGAACAGACCTTTAAGGGGATGGGTGACGCCATCCGTCAGGCCATGGAAATGTCCATGGATAAGGCCATGTCACCCCAGGACGCTGTAAACGCCCATAACGCCGTACTTCAGAACGTCACCGCTGACCCTAAGAAACTGGCAGACCTACTGAAACAGATTTGGGGTGACGCCGGACTGAAGGGGGCCAAGGAAGCTTTAGCCCAAACTGGCCAAACCACGGGGGTTTCATCATCCCTGTCCGGCATGTTGGGGGGCATTAACTGGGACACCTGGAAGCCGGGAGGAAACCAGCGGGCCCAGGAAGCGGTCATGGGATCCGGTATGAAGAACCTGATGGCCAATAACGGGGTAGTTGCCAGGGGAATTTCGGACACCACCCTGGAACGTATGGGGGACCTTATCGCCAAGGGTATCCAGGAAGGTTCCAGTTACAAACAAATTAGTAAGTCCCTACAGGAAGTCATCAGTAACCCCGTCCGGGCGGACATTATCGCTATCACGGAAACCACACGGGCCTTCAATACGTCTTCCATAGACTTTTACCAGGAAGCCCAGCTACCAGGTTGGGAATGGGTGGCCTACGCCGGGGCATGTCCTAAGTGCCAGGCCCAGGCCGGTCCTAAGCAGTTCAAGGACCCCCACCCACCAGGACACCCCAGCTGTAGATGTTCAGTTATCCCGCTTATGGACAGTTACCTGACCAACCCAGGGGACCGTACAACGCCTACACCAAGTACCACGGTCCGTAAGCCCCGTACTTCCCGCCCGGCTAATAACGCCACGCCTACAGATCTACCAAGCGTGGCCCAGCAGACCCCTGGAATGGTCACGGAAGACGTGCCATGGGTCCCGTCTATGACGGAAGAACAGGCCGTGGACTGGGGCGGTGACACCATGTACACCTACCTAGACGAAAAACAATACAAGGCCATTTCCCGTGTTGGCTTTGATACTGACGTGAAGTACCAGGTGGTTCCGGGAGGAAACTTTAGTTTTGGCAACGGTGCCATTCTGTCCAGCACCCCAGCGGAAGCTTCCCAGGGGCTTGGCTTACGTGATCTTGGGGTGGACGTTAAAAAAGCCACTAAGTTCACCCGCCGGGTTCAGGTAAAAATAGGCAAGGTAGCCGACATAGACCAGTCCCGTGAAATCTATGAAGCGGTAAACGCCAAATTGGGTATCCGTAGCCGGTACAGCTGGACCGCTAGTAAGAAAAAGAACCAATTGTGGTATGAATACCAGTATGCGGACGCTGTAACTAAGGAAGCTAGGGCCCGTGGGTTTGACGCCATCCGGCCTTCCGCCAACCCAATTAAGCAAACTCTAGAAATTAAACCAGTTACAGATGACACCATTTTGGTCCTGGATCAAAAGAACATAGTTATTGTCAATAAGGAAGCCAAGGTCCTAGAAAAAACTTCCGTAGCCAAACAGATAGACCACCTGTATGAACCGTACCTGGAACAGTTTGAATTCAAACCTGGGTCATTTACCACCATGGACCCTAAAGAAATACAGGAAACTATTAACCCCCACTACGCCAGCGGTGACAAATTCAAGGTGAATTGTGCCCGTGTGGTTCAGAACTTTGAACTACGTAGGCGTGGATACGTGGTGGAAGCCAATACAGGCCATGAACTTGAAGCCACTATGATCAGGTTGGATCAAGTATCTGAAACCTACATTGAAAAGACCTGGCTAGATCCGGTTACTGGTAAAGCCCCCAAAATTCACCAGGCGGGAACCTACGGACTGGGGGGTGAATTTCAATTGTGTTCACGTTCTATTTTGGATGAACTAGGAAACCAGGAAGGTGCCCGTGGTTTCCTAGAAATGTCACATCAGGCGGGTCCCGGTGGTCACGTTATTAACTGGGAAATTAAAAACGGTGAAGTAGTATTCATAGACGCCCAAACAGGAAACGTTTGGCCGGAAGGGTATTCAAGCTGGGCCAAAATGAGAAGATTTACCTGGGTCCGGGTGGATAATTGTAAGCCCACACAGACGGTTCTTAGATTTATCACCAAGCCTGGGGAAGTTAAAGCCCAGGTTTCACGTAAAAAACCTAGCCCAAGGGCCGGGAATTCCATTTTCACGTAAAGGGAAACATGACAGTCACATTTAATCAAGCCCAAAAGTTGGTTCAGGATCAACTAGACGCCCCGGCCCCCGTAATAGTGGCGGACTGGGGATACGAAAACGCCAAATACTGGTGGATGGTGGTAGGCCTAGAACAGTGGTTGGTGGACCATGACCGGGACTTTTGTATTGTGGATGACCTGATTACCCTGGTGGATAAAGAAACCGGGGCAATAAAGGAAACCAGTTACATGGCCATTTTGCCCCAGCTTGACAGCTACACCCCAGTTGGACCAATACCTGACTTTTTTAAGCCGGACCAGGAATGACCAGGCCTAGCGTTATCAGTTGCCCTGATGGGCTAAAGTTTGCCAAGATTACATAGAACGTCTAAAGGATGGACCTGAACATGAACGTACTACATGCCTACATGGGCGAAATTGTCGCCAAGCGTGGTGAGGATGGAACCCTATTTGTGTATGGGAAGGCCACTGGGCCGGACCTGGACATGGACCGTCAGATTTGTGACGCTGACTGGTTGGCTTCCGCTATGCCACAGTGGATGAAGTCCGGGGCCAACATCCGGGAACAGCACAGTTCAATTGCCAGCGGTGTAGGTATTGAGTTGGACACGGACGGTGCTAGTTGGTTCCTGAAGGGTGAAATTGTGGATCCAGTGTCCGCCACCAAGGTGGAAAAGGGTGTCCTGAAGGGCTATTCCATTGGTATCAAGAACGCCCGTGTTATCAAGGATAAGGAAGCCCCAGGTGGCCGAATTGTGGGCGGTGACATTGTGGAAATTAGCCTGGTGGATCGTCCGGCCAACGCTACGTGTTCCATTGAAATTGCCAAGTCTGTCAATGGTACCCTGGAACTGATTAAGGGCCTGGAACCGCTTATCCCGGACACCCAGCAGAACGTGGGCAACGCCCCCAGTGCCAAACAGGATCTAACTATTGAACCTATCCCTGGCACCAAGGACAGTTCAGACCCCTACCCCAACGCCAACGTTTGTGACGCATGCCACGGAACCGGTGAAACAGCTGACACCTATGAAACCTGTGTCCTGTGTGACGGAACCGGCTTTGAAAAGCCAACAGATGACGCCCAGCGGTTGAACGCTGAAGCCCCAGTGGATCAGTCCAACGCCATTGAACACCAGGAAAAGGAAGTGGAAGCGGACGTAGCCAAAAAGGACTACACGGACGCCCAACGCCAGGAAATGGAAGACAACGGACAGGCTATGGCCGGTGGTGGCTACCCCATTAAGACCGTTAAGGACCTGAAGAATGCTATTCAGGCTATTGGCCGGGCTAAGGACCGCCAGGCCGTTATGGCCCACATCAAGTCACGTGCCAAGGCTATGGGCCGGGAAGACCTTATCCCTGACAGTTTCAAGGAAGCTGTACATGACCTGGCCACCTTGAACCAGGTACGTTCCGGGTTGGTAGAACTTATCAAGGCAGAACTGGACGAAATCGCCAAGGGTGAAGAAAACGAAATCTGTGACATTTCGGAACTTTTGTGTACCCTCCAGTGGTTCCTGTGTTGGTGGGAAGATGAATTTGAGGGTGGCGAAACTGAAGCCCCGTTCACTAAGTTAGAGAATGAAGAAATGGAAGGATCTGAAGACATGGCCTATGTAGGACTTGGTGTTTCCGCTGACCTTATCAAGCGTGTGTCCGCTGACACCGTTACGGATGAAGACAGGGACGAATTCCGTTCAGAAATCGTTAAGGCCCTAGGCCTTGGTGAAGTAATCGCTAAACAAGACATGGCATTAGCAGACCAGGCCCAGGTTATTGAGAACCTAGCCAAGGAACTGGCCGTGATTAAGTCAATGGCAACGCCTGGGGGCCCCGCCCTTAGGCAAACCAGTGCCCAGGCCCAAAAGGCTACGGACGCTGACCGCTTAAAGGCCCAGTCTGCCCGTTATGCGGACTTGGCTACACAAATCACAGACCCGTCCACCAAGGCCCTGTACGTCCAAAAGGCTATTGAACTAGCTGAAGACGCCAACAGGATCTTGAAGGGCTAGTCCCAACCCAACCCTTTTCCTTAGGAGGAAAATAAAATGGCTTTTACAGCCCCCGCAATTAATGAAATGTTTGGCGGTTTGCCTGAAGCGCAACGCCTAGACCGTTTTGAAGCGTTTAAGTCCGCCCTTAGTCTGTGCCACAAAAAGGCCCAGTCCGGCGGTGTTTCATGGAATGGCCAAACCATTGTGAAGACCAGCACCCCAGCTGACCACATTGAAGCTGTCCGTAATGACGCTTTGAACAAGGGTTTGTCCGCTGACCAGGTAGCTGACATCACGTCCGCCCTGGACCGTGTACAGGACCTTCAAAAGGACTGGTCACTGACCAACCCGTTGAACACCGTTCCTTACGGTAACACCGGTATGGTCCCTTACGACCTTGAACCAGCTTTGGCCCTTTTGGTCCCACGTAACTTCACGCTTCGTAACATGACCCCACGTATTGGTGGTATTGGTCAGGCCTACGAATTCCGCCGGATCCTTGGTGTTTCTAACTCTAACAGTGGAAACATCATGAACACGTTTTTTGCCCCTACGGGCAACACCACCACTGTTGGTGGCGTAACGCTGAACCGTCCGGCCAACATTGCCTACACCGCTGACCGCAAGGTTCTGTCATTCAAGAACCAGGGTGTTTCGGACAGTGTGGACCTTACGGCCCAGTTTGCCGGTCAGGGATACCAGGACCTACGCCAGCTGTCGCACACGTCCGCCATTTGGGCCCACATGTTGGGTGAGGAACGGAACATGCTTAACGCCCGTTCAACGGCCATTGGTGCTATCACCGCCGGTACAGCTTCCACAGACACCACGGTGACTGGTTCGGGACTTCCTACCATTTCAGGTGCTTCCGCTGTCATTGTGACCGTGGTTTCCCCAGTTGGTGAAGGCCAGGCCTTCAGTGTTGGTAACGTTTCGTCAGGTGTTGCCGGAAACGGTATCAAGATCACCGGTATCACGGGCCTTCCCGTTGGTGCCATTGGTTTGGCTACCTACATCACCATTGGTGGTGTGTTCTACCGTGGGTTTACCCCAGCTACCAACGGAATTTCGCCTACTACGTTCACCGTAGTTGGTGCCCTTCCTAGCACCAGTGCTGACAATGGTTCATTCAACACCAACGCCTATGACGGTTACGTGACCACCCTTACAGGTGCCACGGCCGGTTCGGTGAAGGCTTTGAACGGTGCCCTTAGTACCAGTGAACCCGGTGGTGAATTCCAGGACATTTTTGCCAGCTTGTTCGCTTCGGTAATCGGTGACCCTGACATGATCTTGACCACGGCAGTTGTACGCCGTAGTTTGGCCAAGGCCCTTCAGTCAGGTACATCCAACGGATACCGTTTGAACTACAGCACTGGTTCTGACGGTGCCACCGTTGGTTCTGTCATCACGGCAGTTCAGAACGAAAGCACCGGCAAGATGGTGGACGTTATCGCCCACCCATACATGCCAGCGGGTGTAGCACTGGTCCACAGCACCAGTCTGCCCTTCCCTGACAGTGGTGTTTCTGCCACCGTTCAGGCCGTGAACGTCCAGGACCTTACGGTTTTGGAATGGCCACAGATCCAAATGAGTTGGGACCTCTCCACGTACCAGTACGGTACGTTGGCCTTCCGGGCCCCAGCGTGGTCAGGTGCCATCACTGGTATCACCGCCTAGTAATAAGCGGGAAGTTCCGCCGGTTCCCCTGGGTTTAAACGCCTGGGGGAATTGGCACATCCTGGGGGGTCCGTGGTTTTCCCCTTCCACGGGCCCCCTGTTTTCACGTCCGGGGGACCAACATGTTCTTTAGTAATAACGCTTCCATTGAAATCAAGTCCCTACGCCTACTAACATCCAGTTGGAACTTACTTTGGTTTGGGGTGTCACTATGAAATTGGTTGGATCTGACAGGGGCTTAAAACAGGTTGAAGTAGGCGGTAAAATCATCAACCGTGGCAAGGACGGGACCTTTAACGTTCCCGGACCTGAAGGACGATTACTAAAGAAAACTGGGGACTTCGCTGTGTCAGGTATCACTTTTCAAAACGCCCGTGGTTATGTTTGCCAGGACTGTGGCTTTGTAGGCCTGTTCCTTAAATGTAAGTGTGGGTCCACCAATACGGTCCCGGATGACCAAGAAACCCAGGAAAACTAATGGTAATAGCCCCTTACAACTTATCTGAAGGCCCTAAGACGCCCTATGTGACCCTAGATGAAGTCAAGTTTTCGGCCACAGCTAGTTCCATAGACTTTTCTAACCTGGTTGAAAACGGGTCCCAGGCGGTCCAGGACCGGGCCTTACAGGAACTGATAGTCCGGGCTTCAGTCAAGGCAGATAACTACTGTATGGGGCCCCTGGGTACCCTGTGTGCCACCCTGTCCACGGAAAACGGACGTTACCGGGCTAACCGTATGGGTCAGTTTGTAATCCACCCTGAATTTTGGCCTATCTTGGAAGTCCGTACCTTTTTAGTTGGTTGGGGCCCAGGCGTAGGAATGAATAACATTCCCCTGACTACTGATAACACATCCATTGAACGCCATCAATTCATTGTTACCAATGGGGCGTCCGTGGGTATCCAGGTAGGCCCACTGTCCCTGGTTGGCGGAAACTGGCAAGGTGGCGGTGAGTGTTTTACCCAATACACCTATGTAAACGGGTTTGCCAACACCTTCCTGGCCGTGGAAGCTTCCAGCGGGGCCACGTCTATCCAGGTACAGAACGCCCTGGGTATCTACCCCGGTCAGTCCCTGAACATTTGGGACGGTATGAATGATGAAATCATTACCGTAAGCACCAGTTATGACGGATCTAGCCTGACTATCCCGCTATCTACGGCCCTGACCTACAAACACGGTAAGGGCGTAAATGTTTCTACCCTTCCCGCTACCGTAAAACAGGCCGTTATTCACTTTGTAGTTGCCCTGGTTAAACAGCGGGGCCAGGGTGGTTTGGTCCTGAATGAAATGGGTGACACCATAGCTGTGGCCGGTTCTAACGTCACGTCCGCCGGGGATGAAGCCCAGGCCTATGACCTACTGGACAGTTTCCAGCAGATTTGGGGACGTGCTTAGTGTCACGTGCCACTGTCCGTTCCGCTATTCAGACCTACCTTGAAGGTGCCGGTATTGAACACCTGAACAGCGTTAAGCCCTTCCCGGCCAAGTTCACCGGGGACATGGAATTCTATGATGAGGATGAACCCGGTATTAGTTCCGGTGCCATCATGTTTATCTATTTCCAGGCGGAACAGGAAACCCGTATTGCCCTAGGTGGTGCCCACAATGGCCGTAAAGCTGTGGAATACACCGTTTCCTTGGACTGTTTTATGAGATCCCAACACAAACGTTCTGAAGACGCCGGGCGAGACAATGAAACCTTTATTGACGCCCTGGTTTCTGCCATCCGGGCGGACCGCCAAGCCGGGGCCCCAAACGTTATCTTCCAGTGGGGTGAAGGTACATTCCCAGGATCCGCTGACCTATCGGTTGAAAGTTATTATCCCAAGTTGTTAAATGGTGGGGTATCTGCCACCCAAATTTATTCAACAGTTCGGGTGTCAGTATTAGAAATCTTAAACACGTAAGGAAATGACAATGGCCCAGTTCAAGTACACCGGCAAAACTAACCGTGTTTTTATTGACTTTGTGGATGAAACAGCGGGACACGTCCTGGAAGCTGTACCAGGTGAAACTTACGAAATCCTGGCCTGTCCTGATGACGCCCTGTTTGAAGCTGTAGCCAAGAACATGAAGGCCACCGCCCAGGCGGACCCGGAAATTGACCCTAGTAAGTAGTATTCAAACCCCCTAAACTGGCCCCTGGAAGGAACTAAACCATGGCTAATCAGACTTTTCAAACATCAAACAGCATTTTAGGACTGGGCCTTCAGACCGCCCGTGGAACCGGTGCTACCACGTCCATCAACTACATTCCGGTGGATGGTCCCCAGGTAAGCCCAATGCTTACTTACCTACGTGATGAAGCCCTACGTGGATCACCTACCACCGTTTATGACCAGGTACAGGGCGTCCGCCATGACGAATTTGACGCCAAGTTTTACATGTACGCCGATACCTTCCCCATTTTGTTACGTTCCGTCCTTGGTGGAACTGACAACATTGTGACCGCCGGGGCTAAGTACACCCACACCATTGGCCTTTACAACGTGGCTAGTACCGGGTCCCAACCCCCCGCTTTGACCATTATTGACTTTGACGGTGCCAACGCCTTCCAACTTATTGACGCCCAAACCGCTGACCTGACCCTGGGTTTTGGTGCTGAACAGGCCGTTGAGAGTACCGTAAAGTTCATGGCCAACCCTTACCAGGTGTCCACGTCCACCCCATCATCCCCAGCGGTGAGTTACAGCACTGAACACATGGTCCCAGGTTGGTCCACCAGTGTTTCTATTGCCGGAAACGTCCTTAACTACATTGTGGACGGTGAAATCAAGTTGGCCCGTAATACGGCCCCTATTCACACAATGGGTAGCCAAGCCCCACGTACCAACTTTGCCGGGCCCCTGGAAGTATCTGGACGCCTTACAGCGGTAGTAGATAGCAACACTGACCTGTGGACCGCCCTTGGTTCCACCGGTAGTTACGGATCTACGACTGGTTACGGACTTAACCGTTCACCCCAGGCCATGGTTATTACCTTCACGGACCCCAATGACACGGTTAGTGCCACCAACCACAGCGTTAGCTTCCAAATGTCCCAGGTTCAATTCCAGGATGTTAAGCGGACCCGTGGTAAGGCCTTTGTGGAAGTTGAAATGAACTGGACCGCCACGGCCAACGCCACGGACGTTCCTGGTTCGGGCACCGGCTACACTGGGTATTCACCAGTGGTGGCTACTGTCGTAAACGCTACGGCCAGCTACCCAGCTAGTTAATTCCAGTAAGGGGACCAAATGCCAATAGTTGAACTTCCAGGCGGTAAAACCGCTGTCCTGTATTCACGTGACGAAATCACCCAGCGGGTGGCTATCAAGATCACTAACGCTTTTATGAAGGCCGGTTCCCTGGCGTCCAAGCTTGAAACCATGGGCCTGGTACCGGATGACCCGTCCACCTGGGGTGTTATGTCAGAACTGACCGATAAGGAACAGGAAGAACTGAACGCTTACCAGGGCCTGTTGATTACTGGGTTCCTGAAAAGTTGGGACCTACCTGACGCCATCCCCACGGATGAAACCGTTTTGGACCTTCCACGGGTGCTGTTTGAAAAGTTGGCGGAAGTCTGCCAACAGGAATTCAATAACGCCCCTGACTTTTCCCCGGACGGTGTAACTGACCCAAAAGCGGATACTGGACAATTGCCCGCCTAAGGGCCTTCCTGAATGACCGGGAAACTAACGATTTAGACCCGGACGTGGCCCAGCTGTTACGTGAGTACCGCTACCGCCAGCTTTTCCCCATGACCCATGAACAGTACCTGGATGAACCATTACGGGTAGTGGAATGGATGATGACCATAGATAATGTATGGAAGGAAGTGGTGTCTAGTGAGTGACTTTACCGTTCAAATACGGAACATTAAGGCCTTTGAAAAGGCCATTACCGCCCAGGCCGTGAAGGTGGAACAGGCGTCCAGGATCATTGTTTCCAAGGCCGGGGCCCTTATTGAACGTGAAGCCCGTATGGAATTCAGACCCAGGCCTATTGGTTCTGAAAAGCGGTCCGCCAAGGGCGTGTACTACAAAACCAACGGACCGTATGCCCCCCAACCGCCCAAACCAACGTCCCGGTCAGGCCTGTTGAAATCGTCCATCACCACAGACGTAACCCGTATTGGCCCAGGTAACTACATGTCCAGGACCGGCCCTACCGTAAAGTACGGAAAATCAGTGGACCAGGGAACCAAGGACTACGCCAAGTTGGTGGAAACCGGGGGCGGAAACCGCCGGGCCTTCCCGTACCTAAGCACCGGGTTTGAAAAGGCTAGGCCTATGTTGCCTATTATCTATCGTGAAGAATGGGCTAGGGCGTTAGGATAGTTCAACCGCCCAGCTGTTTATTTGAAGGATACTGAAGATGGCCACATTTTTACCGCCGGTAGTAGTGGAACTGATGGCCAACATCAAGGACTTCCAAGCCAAACAAAAACAGGTCATTTCCGGCATTAAGGAAATTGAAACCGTAGGAAACAGCACATCCGCCAAAATGAAGGTGGTTGGATCCCGTGTAGCCACTGGTGTACTACTGGGGGCCGGGGCCGTAGCGGTGGTCAGTCTGAAGATGGCCATGGACTTTGAAACCAGTATGACCCGCCTGGTCACTGGTGCCGGTGAAGCCCGTGAAAACGTAGCCCTACTAAATAAGGGTTTTCTGGAACTGGCCGGAACGGTTGGATCCACGCCTAAGGCCCTAGCGGACGGTTTCTACAACATAGCTAGTGCCGGTTTCCATGGTGCTGAAGGTTTGAAGGTCCTACAGGCGTCCGCTGAAGGTGCCAAAATCGGTGGTACGGAACTAGGTGTGGTATCTAACGCCCTGACTACGGCCCTGAACAGTTACGGCCTAGGTGCTGAATACGCCACCAGGATGACTAGCGGAATGGTCCAAACAGTGGCTTCCGGTAAAACCACCATGGAACAGTTGGCCGGTTCTTTGGGTAAAATTCTTCCAACGGCTTCCAACCTAGGGGTTAAATACAATGACGTAGCCGGTGCCCTAGCCACCATGACCGCCCAGGGTTGGTCCGCTGACATGGCTTCAGAACGTCTGAACACAATGATGATCTCACTGGTGGCCCCTACTACTGAAGCTAGCAACGTACTAAAATACATTGGACTGACCGCCCAAGATTTAACGAATTCCCTAGCTGACCCTAAGGTTGGCCTGGTTGGCACCATGGCCATGCTTGAAAATCACATAAGTAAGAAATTCCCACGTGGTTCCGCTTTGTATGTTCAGGCCATGAAGTCCCTGACGGGTGGAAATGAAGGGTTTTCCGCTTCCCTAATGCTTACCGGTGGTCACATGAAGACCTACCAGCAGAACGTTAAGAGTATTGGGGACGCCATGGGTAAGACCACTGAACACGTACAGGGATGGACGGACGTACAAAAGACCCTTAAACAGCAATTGGACCAGCTGACCGGTGCCGGGTCCGCTTTGGCTATCAACCTGGGACAGTGGTTACTTCCTAAGGCCACGGCAGTGGTTAAGTGGATCAACGGGGCCGTAGAGGAATTTAAGAAACACCCTGGTTGGAAAAAGGCCCTGGCCATTACCGGTGGTGCTGTCCTGGGTGCTTCGTTCCTGTCTAAGGTAGTTGGACCATTGGCCAAGGTATTTGGTGGCGTAAAAACGCTGTTCAATAAGGGCATAGTATCCGCCAACACCCTGGCGTCCAAACTGAACACCGGGGCAATCAACCGCCTAACTGAAGTCATAGCCCTAGCCAATAAGCTTCCCATTCCCGGCGGTGGGCCTGGCAAAAAGGGCCTGATACGTAAGGGTTGGGACTGGATCAAGGACAAGGGTGGTTGGGCTTTATCGGGCATAACCGGCCTACTTAGTGGTGGCGGACTAAAGGGTTTCGCCGGACGTGCGGGTGGAACCGTTGGGGGTGCTGTAGTTGGTGCCGGAATACTTAAAGCAATCCTTGACAAGTTTGTGAAACTTCCTGAAATGCTAAGGAACTTTGGCAACGTACCAACCGCCATTAACCCCAGTAGTTCCCTAAAGGGCGGTAAGACCACCGTGACCATTAAAGCCAAGGTGTCATAGTGGCCAAGGTGAACCAACCTGACAATTTGGAAATTGAAATTGACATTGACATTGAACTACTGGTGAAAAAGCTGTTGGCAAACCCTAAGTTCATTGAAAAAGTCACCAATAAAGTCAGAAAAGAAATGACTAGGGATGTACGTTCTGTGGGAAACCTGTTTGGTCCGTGGGCGGGTAAGTAGTGCCACAAATCCCATCCCTACCTACGCTTACGGTGGAAGTGGCTTTTAACCCCACCCAAATCCTAAGCACCGTACAGACCTGGACCACTGTGACCCAGTACGCCATGGACTTCACCACCCGTGGGGGACGCCAGCACTTCCTGGACAGAATTGAAGCGTCCGGCCTATCCATGACCCTAGACGGACGTGACGGTTTCTTTATGAATGGTACGTTAAACGGTACCGGGCAAATCCTACGGCCCCGTATCCCCATCCGGGTTACAGCGTCCTGGGGAGGAACTAGCTACCCAGTGTTTTGGGGCATTACGGAAAGTGTGGAAACCCGTATCCAGGACCAGGTAAACGTTGAATACGCCGTTACGGCCACCGACATGTTGAAATTCCTGTCCCTACGGTACTTGAATTGCCCCGATTTGTACGGCCAGTACGTAAACGGAACCAGTGCCACGGCCTGGTATCGGTTCAATGGATCAGGTAAGGACAGTCTGAACACCTGGAACGGGGCCGTTCAAGGGTACGTTGATTACGTAGATGGCGTCCTGGTGTATGACGATAACCAAGGAATAGACCTGACCAATGGCACAGACGCCCCTACGGCCAGTTTTAGGTTTCCAAACCAAACCGGTGTAAGCGGAATAAGTGGGTTGGACTTTTGGATCCTTGGGGCTAGTGCCCAAAATGAAGTTATTTTCCCGGTGAACATCCAGGCGGGGTTTTCTTCAATAGACGCCACGCTGACGATTACCAACACGGGCCAAGTAAACACGGCCTTTGATGACATGACCGCCTACCCGGTGATTACTGACGGGATGTGGCACCACGTAGCGTTAATAGTGGATAGCGGGGCCCAGGTAAAACTAATAGTGGATGGCCAAACTGAAGCAAGTTCCACCCTGGCCGTTGGCGGTATTTTTATTGACCCGGCCTTAAATAACGTTTTAGAAATAGGCGGTTCCCTAGCTGTCCGGCTAGATGAAATGGTGGCTTCAGATGGAACTGTGACGGAAGCTGAAGTCCAAGCCCGTTACCAAACCGGTTCCCTTTTACGTAAAGACCAAACCACCGGGGACCGTATCGCTGAAATCCTGGCGGTAGCGGGGTTCCCGTCCACCAAGAATTCCGCCCAGCAGTACATCCCTACCGGGTACACCATTGACTGGGACCAGTCCGGTTCCGCCCCGGCCTACGTTCCTGGGGCCGTTAAGAATGGAACCTGGGTGTGGGGTGTCAATTCAAACGTTACCGGGAACACCGCCCTGGATCTCATTTACTCTACGGTTGATACTGAAAACGGTATTTTTTTCCAGGGTGATGAAGGTACCTTGAACTACCACAGCGGGGGGTATCAGTACCGTCCGGCGGGCAACGCCACGCCTACCGGGGCCTACGTGTGGACTGATGACACCACATCCAGCTACCACTATGACGGTCCTTCCTTGGCCGTGACCCGTGATGACGTGGACGTTTGGACCACGGTGGTGGTTTCCCCGGCCAACGGAAACCCACAGACCTACCAGGCCCCAACGGTGAACACCGATTTGTACGGGTGGTCCACGCTTACTAAAAGCACTAGCTACAGT